TACAAAGTTTACAAGATTATATTATTCTTTCTCTCTTATCAGGATTTTATGTAGTTCCAAGAAGAGCTATGGATTACACAGAACTCAAAATAAGGGGTATAGGAGAAGACGATAACCATATTGATAAGAATAAATTAGTATTTCAAAAATACAAGACTGCTAAATTCTATGGCAAACAGGTTTTAGATATGCCAGTTCAACTCAAAAACATTTTGAATAAGTATATTGCGGTTCTGCCTGCGAAACAAGAATATTTATTAGTTGGTTCTACAGGGGCAAAACTCACATCTCCATCTTTGAATCAAAGACTTAACAAAATGTTTGACGGACGCATTAGCATTAACGCATTAAGACATAATTATTTGACAACGAAATACAAAGATGTTATGATAGAAAACAAGAAGTTAGAGAAAGAAATGACTGCTATGGGTTCAAGTGAAGCGCAAGCAAAGACATATATAAAATTAGATTAGAATTTTAAATATAGAGAGAAATATATGGATATGAAAAACATTCGTGTTTCAATCATTTTAGGATTTTGGTTTATAGTTGATTTATTCTATATTTGTTTTTATAAAATTTTCTTTTCTCCGTGTAAATTATAATGTCTGCTGGAAAAGATTTTCGCAAATTTAGAGAAGCTTTGCTTGGTAAAAAGGAGGCTAAGAAAGCCCTTGAAACCGATAAAAAGATTAAGAAGTATATTACTAGTAAGAAAAAGGGTGGTCTCGCTGGTGATTTAGTGAATTATGGTATCCCTGCTTTAACGGGAGCAGTTTTAGGAGGCGCTGCTGGATTTGTTGGAGGGCCGGCTGCTGGTGTTGCTGGTTCTGCTATTGGTTCTAAAATTGGCAAAGAATATATTGCCCCCAAGATAAATAAGGCCGCTGGTTTCAAATATGGTGGGCCAGTTCATAGAACCGAAAAAGCGCTAGTCCACGCTGGAGAATATGTATTGCCTGTAGGTGTCAAACCTACTAAAGCACAAAAACGAGCAGTGATGGTTGGACAGAACGGCGCTGGTATTCGTAAGCCAGTTGCTCCTGCCGTTATGTTTGTTTAAGGCAACGCTACCCTTGGTTTAATTAATGGATCTATTATATTTAATGGAAATTAGTATTTAAATATAATATTAAGCAATATTATATGGAATATAGTGAATCAGTTAAAAGATGTAAAAACATTATGTGTGTTGAATGCGGAAGATATTTGAGACCTATTAAGAATGATAAGGAGAAACGATTTCTCCATTTAATTTGTGAAGAAATAAGAATGGCAAAACAATATGCTGTATTAAGGGAAAAAAATAATTTTAATAAATAAAATAAAATTGATTTAAATATAATAATAATATGTATATATATAAATAAAATGCCTATAACTGAAGCACAAAAAAAAGCTAATAAAAAATATCGTGAAAATAACAGAGACAAAATAAGAGAACTAACAAATGAATATGTTAAAAACTACTATAAGAAACATAAACTGGAAAATGATGAGATCTATAACAAACATTTAGAATATGCCAGAGGTGTTAATAATTGGAACTATTTTATTAATAATACTTCTATAAAAAAAGAACAACAACTTTTCTTGAACATTTTACTTTAGGCGAAAATTAATTTTAATTATATATTAAAATAAAATTGATTTAAAAACAAATTATAATATTATGTATATATATAACAATGAAATTTCTCAACAACTGGACTATTAGTTTAGATAAACTTCCTACCTACTCTTGTTTCAACAAGAAATTCAAAGTCACGCTTAACAATGACTTAATGAAACAAATGTATAAGTCTAAAAATATAGATGAATATAATAAGAATAATAGAAAGCAATTGTTAAAAAATGTTATTGATGAGATGAAAGATGATGTATTAGAAATTTCATATTATCATCCATTTTCACTTGGACGATTTTATCCAACAAATAGCATTTCTCCAATATCTATTTGTAAACATATGAAACATACTTTATTTCATAATTTAGGTTGGGTTGATTTAGATATGATAGCTGGACATTCAACTATTTTATATGAAATAGCAAAGCAAAATAAAATTGAGTCACAATTTAAAAGTATAAAAAATTATATTGATAATAAAGATGCTATATTGAAAGAACTTCACGAATATTATTATACTGAAGATTCTACTCTTACAGAAAGTAATGTTAAAGATATTTTCAATATTTGTATTTATGGAGGCGGACATAAAACTTGGTTGGAACAAATGGAAAAAGATGAAATTAATATTAGAACAAATATACCTCATAAAATAGTAAATGAATTTAAAACAGACTGTAGTTCTTTTATGGAACTTATATATTTAAATAATCCAGAAATAGTTAATAAAATAAAGGGATCATTAGATATAGCAAAAGATTTATATGAAATTAAAAAAAAAGTAATGTCGTACTGGTGTGGAACAATTGAAAACCATATCCTTTATTTGGTTTATAAAATGCTCATAAAAAGAAAAGCTATTTCTAATGATAACATTGTTTTAGAATTTGATGGAGTTTGTTTTAAACTTGTTTGTAATGATAGTGAATTTATGGAACAACTTTTATATGATATTAATGATATGATTTTAAAAGAAACAAAATTAAATGTTAAAATGAAATGGAAGGGTTACCTTACAGAACATATTCATTTGGAAGAATTAAATGATGAAACTGATGATGAATCTAGTGATAATAGTTCAGTTGTTAGTGATATTAGTTTAAGTGATGATAATGATATTCCAGTGAATGAAAATTCTTTTGGTGATTTAAAAGAAGAATTTGAAATGACACATATAAAAATAACTAATAAATCATTCTTCATAAAAGAATTTGAAAATCGTATTATTACATTCAACAAGGAAAAACTAACCACTGCCTACGAGCATTTACAATATACAGATTTAAAATGGAATTCATCAACTAAATCTTGGGACACAATTTCAAAACAATTTATAGGAGAATGGTATAAACAAGGTGACATTAATAGAAAAGATGATGTTGGTGTATTTCCTACTGGCAAAGTATGTCCTTCAAATTACTATAATATGTGGCGTCCTTTTGATATGGAATTAGTTAAAGAATATGAAGTAAAAACTGATGCTCTTGTTGCTATAAAAAACCATATATTAATTCTTTGTGGTAATGACAAAAGTGTTTATGATTATTTTGAAAAATGGATAGCTCAAATGATACAGTTTCCAGCAATAAAAACAACTTGTCCTGTTTTAATTTCAAAAGAAGGGGCTGGTAAAGGGACATTGTTACAATTATTTACAAAAATGTTAGGTTCTACAAAAGTATTTGAAACAACTCAACCAAGTCGTGATGTGTGGGGTGAATTTAATGGTTTAATGGCTGATGCGTTTTTAGTGAATTTAAACGAATTATCTAAAAAAGAAACTATGGAAAGTGAAGGTAGGATCAAGGGTTTAATTACTGACTCAACATTGAAAATAAATAATAAAGGGATAGCTCAGTTTCCTATTGAAAGTTTCCATCGTTTTATAATTACAACAAATAATGAAAATCCTATAAGTACAACTCAAGATGACAGAAGAAAAGTTATTATTAGAAGTAGCGATGAAAAATGTGGAGACAAGGAATATTTTAATAAACTATATGGTTATCTTAATGATATAAATGTGATTAAAACTTGTTATGAATATTTTAAAAGCATTAGTGGTATGGATAAATTTAATGATATACCACTTCCAGTTACAGAATATCAAAAAGATTTGAAGCAACTATCTACAAGTCCTATTGAGAGTTTTATGAAAGATTTTGTATTAGAAAATTATTACGAAAAAGAACCTATCAAATTATACGGAAAAGAAACATTTGCTTTATTTAATTCGTGGCTAAAAAAATGTGGATTAGAATATAGTTGTAATTTACAAGCATTCGGTTTAAGATTAAAGAATCTAAAAATAAATGGTATTACAAAGGGGCCACATTCTAAAAATGGGGAAGCAAATTTATATGATATTCCAACTATGAGGACACATTTCAATCTTGATAATATTGTTTTTGAAGAAGAAAAAGAAACAGTTGAAGAAACAAAAGAGTAAATATGTTATATTATGTAATATTATTTTATACTATATAATATTGTGTGATCCTAATTAGTCTTAAAAAGTTGACTATCCCCTATCCTCCCTGTTGTTCTTTCTTTTTTTATATACATAATATTAAGGTGAGGAGTGAGGAGTGAGGAGTGAGTTTTAGGTTAGGATAGAAAAAATATATAGAAATTCAAAAAAAAATACATATATTTTTCCAAAATAGAAAAATAATGATAAAAAAAAGAGAAAATAGAGAATATTATATATAAAAGGGTGAAAAACCTCTCCTCACTCCTCACTCCTCACCTTTCAAATCTACGGTTCCATTTAATAAATGATGAACCCTTTGTTCCATCTGTGTCTGTTATTACAAATAGGATAGCTAATGCTACTTGTAATATTAATTAAATGCTTAAATATACATAATATTATTTCAACATATTAATAAGTTTTAAAATTGTGTGATGCTTAGTCATAAGGTTGTCAACAATATCGTCTTTAAATTTTGTTTCTAAGTGCGAGTCTAAAAGATGCCAAGTTTCATCAAGGCATTTGCGACAATATTGTCGTCTATTTACCATCACAATATCGTCACAATATTTGAAGCAAATGTTACAAGGTTTGATTTCGTAATATGGATTTTTCAATGTAGCCATTTCTGTCTTTAAGTAGGTCGCCATTATATATTATATTTTGAAATAATATATAACAAATATTTTCATTCATTTCTTTAATGTAGCTGGAAATTTTTTCATAAATGCTTGATGATTTGCTTCCAGTGATGTAGTGTCACCCCAGAGTAAGTAACGTGAAAGCGAACCTGCTGTAAAAGGATCATTCCAGTTTTCTCGTTTTTGATGTCTTGCTAAATATGCTTCTCGTTTCATTTTGTTTCCTTCATCTATGTAAGTCTTGCCACCGTCTAAACCGAAATGAATTACTTTTCCATTAGAATATGTAGCCTGAAATCTTTTGCCTTTTCTTGTAGATTTTTCAATAAGCATTTATATTATAGTAATATTATATAATGGATAAAGATTTAGATATTTACCACAAAAATTATTACCAATCTAACAAAGAACAATTAATAAAAAATGCGAAGAAATATTATCAAGATCATAAAGAAGATAGAAAAAAGTATAGCAAGAATTATCATAAGAAATATAAAGACAAAGCTTATAATAAAAATTATCATAAAGATTATTATGATGAAAATAAAGAAGATATAAAAAAATATGGAATTGAATATTATCATAAGAATAGTCACAAGTCTAAGTCATATGCTTACAATAATAAAATCACATTACAACGCTTTGCTAATCAAGAGGCAAAAATAGCAAAGAGGAGGGAATTATTTTTTAGTCAATGCGAAAACACTATTGTTTAGGAAGATTGGATAAAGATTAATTAAATGGCACAAATTATTTTCTCCATAAGTATTATAAATGCCACGTGTCAAGAAAGCAATGATTGAATTAGAAATGCTTACAGCGCCAGTCATAAGCAAAGGTGAAGATGAACCAGTACAAGCCAGTAAAGGTGAAGATGAAATACCCGCAACCCTGTGTGATCCACCAGCGAAACCAAAGAAGGTAGCAACTGAGAAACAATTAGAGGCGATGAGACTCGGTAGAGAAAAACGTGACGAACAAATAAAATTGAGAAGACAAGCAGAAGAAGAAGCAAAAGCAACTCAAAAGAAACTGCTTGAGGACAAGATCGTAAAAAAGGCTATTTCAATAAAAAAGAAGGAAATAAAAAAAAGCACGCTATTAGATGAAATCAGTGATGATGATACGCCAATTGAAGAAATCAAGACGGTTATGAAGGCGAAACCAATACCGAAACAAGTAGTTACACAAGCGCCACCAGCTCCAAAGGCGCAACCACCCCTAGCGCCAAAAGCAATAGAAATAAAGAAACCAACATTTTATTTTGTTTAGTTATATTAAATGAGTATTACTTTAAAGAAGAATGAAAGTCCCGATTTAGCAAGTTGCGAAATGGTGTGTGACGGAGGACTCCACGAAAAACTCAACAATTATGATCTGACAAAGTTTTTGAATTCACACGAGACGAACTTAATGATTGGTCGCCCAGCAAGCGGTAAAACATCACTCCTTTATTCGTTTTTCAAAAGTCCCAAATTATATAGGAAAGTATTTCATAACATCTACCTTTTCCAACCAAGTCATAGTAGAGCATCAATGAAGGATAATATTTTTGAGAAGATACCTGAAGAGCAAACCCACGAAGAACTCAACTATGAGAATTTGAATACCGTAATGGAGACCATAAAAGCAGAAGATAAGAAATATAATAACTGTATTATTTTTGATGATATGACAGCGTATTTAAAAAACGCAGATGTGAAAAAGTTATTGAAAGAGTTGATATTTAATAGAAGACATTTAAGAACAACGATTATATTTTTGGTTCAAACTTGGTATTCAATTGAGAAAGATATCAGAAAATTATTTTCTAACATTTTCTGTTTTAGAGTAGCGAAACAAGAGCTGGAATCTATTTTTGATGAAGTAGTTGAAAGCAAAGCGAAATATATGACAGAGATTAGCAAGATGGTTTTTAATAAACCATATAAGTATTTATTTATTAATGTGAATTCACAGAGACTTTTTGATGGATTTGATGAATTGATATTTGAAGAAGAATAATTTTTTTCTCCATTTAAGATATAATATGTTTCGTAAAGCAGTAGTTAGAAAAGCGATACCCATTTTTAGAAAAGGGGTAATGGCTTCATCAAGATTATCAAAAGGTTTAGGTGGAGCATCACGTTCATTAGCAACAGGAGCAGCAGCAGGGCAAGCATTAAGTAACACTATATCATCAATCCCTTTTGCGAAAGAAGCACTAATAAGAAGTCCCGAAGGTAGGGATTTATTAAATAGACTAAACACAGGGACAGAATTAGCTTTCGCAGGTTCAAAATTTTTAGGAGAAGCAAGTGGTTTAGTAGATCCGCTAAACTATAACAAAATTATTACCAAATCTGGAGGTATTAATGTTCCAGCACTTGGTAGAAATATCGCCCAAGGTTTAGAACGAGCAAAACAACTGCGAGCATCAACTGAACCATTGATGAAATTTTATAATTAAATAAGTTCAATCAAAATAATATATATTGTTTTTTAGAATATATATTAAAACTACTTAAAGCGGACGCTACCTTTGGTTAAAGAAACTCTTACATATTTATTCTGGTTGTATGATTTAATGGCGTTAATTGAAGAGTCATAACCCACGCAGGAAGCGAAGGATAAACAGTTGGAGTAGAAGCATTTGTTAAAACGGTAACGCTAAATTGATTGACCCTTGGGCGACTATTTATAAAAGCAGGAGGATTGGTAGAATCTTCTGCGTGTAATGTTGAAGTAGTTGAGACTATGTAAGGATATGCTAGGCCTAAAAAGTTGCTACTTTGAGCAGAAGCACGTCCTGCCGTGTTAGTTGCCACAAAAGTATTTGAACCTGATATTACACTTGAATAAATCATAGCAATTTGAGGATTGGTAACAGTATTCACAGTAGCAGTATTGAATGCGAAATGGACTAAATAGTTTCCATCAGGAATCACAGACCAGTCAAAAGAAAATAAATAATCGTTTCCACTTACAGTAGCGTCATTGCTATTAAGGACAATATTATAGAGTTCGTCTTTCCCTATTTGTTGTGAAGAGTTGTAATTATTAGATGACAGCATTATATACAATATCAATATATTATTTTCTCCATAATAATTATATAATGCCAATTAAAAAAAGGAAAGTAAAAGCGCCAACTAAACCAAAAGCGAAACCTAAACCAAGAGCTAAACCAAGAGTAAACGCTAAAGAAAACTTAATAGCGAAAGCTTATGAAGCAGGATTAAAAGCAGGTTTACCAGCATATGGCAGCATTCCAAGAACTGGAGGAAACTATGCCGTAGCACAATATTTACCATCACAATATTTATCATCACAATATTTACCAACTGCGGCATCAACCCCTTTAGGCAGTAATATAAATGAGCGATTGTTTAGCGCTTATAATGCTTTAGTGTGGGCAAGAAATCCACCGAATAAAGAAGAATTTGACAGACTGCCATCTGACGTTCAGAAATCATATATTGAAGCAATTGGAAACATTTTGGGACGAGAAGCGCAAGTTCAATTCAAAGAAAATGTGGGAAAACCACAAGATCCAAGTGATATTAGTCCATTATTTCAAGCACCAAGTCAAAGAGGAGGATTTGATATGCCAAGCGCAAGAAACTTCAGTAATCTTATGACTGAGGTTGTAAATACTGAAACCTATGATGACCCAAAAACAAATAGTTATTTCACAGGTTCATCATTTATAAATATTCCACAAAGCTTTCCAAAGCAAACCAGTGACATTTTTGATTTAAACCAAATAGAGAAACAAGACAATTCTTTATCCAATATAGCAAGACAAACAAATGCCGACCAAGAAGATATACAAGTAAGTCAAACTTTGGAAGCTCAAGCATATCCTGAATTATCCGTTGGAATAGTAGAAGGCATACCACCACCATCAGGAAAGAAAAAAGGCAGACCAAAGAAGAAAAAAGTAGAACTAATAATAGAAGAATAAATAATCAAAATAATATTTTCTATATGTAAATTATAATGTCATCGCTATGCTATGTCAATCCAAAGAATTCGTTGGCACGTTCAGCAAAGTTCTCAAAGACTGTTGATATGATAGTTTGTAAAGCAACTGAAGTACCTAACCATATTAAGTATAAGTTAGATTTAGAATTTCTTACTATGATATGCGTAATGGTAGAACACTTGATAGATAACAAAAAGGAAGTGGTTAAGGTAGATAAGAAAGATCTTGTGTTTTGTGTTTATGGAAAATTGTTTGGCACATTAACTCCTACTGATGTACAAGTAATAGAATCAAATATACAATACTTATTTGAGAACGGAAAAATAAAACAGAAAGGGATTTTTAAAGTTATAACATCTTGTATATGGGATTGGATTAAGCGCAAGATTCTTTGAATATATAATTATGTTGTTTCAAATATACAGACGATGATATTAGACACAATAGTCAGACATTTTAATATATCAAAAGGGGTTGAGATGGTAATCAATGTAATAAGTAATTTAGACACAACCGCAGTTGTGATGTTAGGTATCAATAATGCTGGAGTTTATAAATACACTTTGTTTGGATTGTATTTCGTATTGATAGCCTGATGGTGGCGATTAACTAAAATTAATCATTTAATTAATATGTGTTACATTAAATGCTTAAATATGATTAAATTTAACTAAAATTAACGATTTAATGAAGAAAATAGGTCAAAAAGTGATTAAAAAAGCAATTAAAATATTTTAAATGTTCTTTTAGAGAACTAATAGTTAATTAAACGGTTAAATTTGGTTAAATTTATCAATATTATATTGTTTAATATACTATTGATTAATTAAATGATTAATTTTAGTTAATCGCCATCGCTGGTCTTTAAGTTGTTTTCAATTAACATTTAACTGCTACTTGTCTGTTGACAGTATCAACTTCAAAGAGCGCATCATAGTTGGCAACAAGGGTGATCAAGTGAGCCTGTCCGGTCGCCGTCCCCAGAGAAATTCTATACGAGATGGGGCTGTTTTGTGTGCTAATACCTGTCAAAAGTGAGTCGCTGTTGAGCTTCTCAAGGCTGGTCCCAATAAAATATTTACCCATAACTTGAGCTGTTGTCACAGTAGCAGAAACCGCAGCATACTCAACAGAGTTAATAGAGAAAGAATTTGCCTTGTCATAGATAGAACCAGTAGCAGATTTGAGTTCCATCAAAGCACCAGCACGATTTACCAAACTTGAGATTGGCCGTTGCGGATATATAACGCCGCCGACAGAGAAAGAATAATCTCCGTTATTGGTTGTGATGTCAGTAGAGTCAAATGCTTTATTAGCGCCGATAGTTGTGCCACCATTGATAGCGTAAAGAGATTTCACACTGGCGTATCTTTGGTTAAAGACAAGTTCATTGTAACCAGTTGAACCTGATCCTAGGGTTTGAGAAGCGCACGAGAAAGACTGCGACTTGATGTAAATTTTGTCACCCATTGAGCGCACCATATCCTCAACTTGTCCGCCCATATCTACAACCTTGTAGCAGAGTTCCAAGTTGGAAAGAGTAAAAGCAGTAACAGCACCACCAGAAGCAATATTGAAACAATTGGCAATAGCGTCCATAGTGAGGACGATGCGGATTTGAGGCATAGCAAAAAGAGGAATGAGTTTCTCACTGTTAGAAAGAATACTCATCAAAGGACCTCCAAGAGAATAGGCTTGGGTAGTAGCAGTAGCTCCTAAATCTCGGGCGTCCAACTGCTCCAAAGTGGGGACAGATGAGTTATTCAAATAGCCGAACCCAGCTTGGAGTCCGTATTTCTGCGCGACATCAAGAGTCAAATTGGTAAGCATATTCATCAACACATTGTAAGACTGGATCGTGTCCACGGTTTGTGAGCCAATCTGAACATCAAGTCTTGTGAAGGGATTGTATACAGGGCAACCAATTTGGAAAACTTGGAAAGCACCAGTATTTGTGACGGAAGTAGTGTATCTCAAATACATAGAATCAGGGACAAGGAAACCGCGATTTAAAAGGTCAAATTGAATTTGAGCACCTGGTGTAAATGATGCGCCATTGACTGGACTTGCCACAACTGGAATTTGTTGGGTATTATCAGGCAAGGAAGGAAGAGCCTCAGTATAGTTGACTGAATTTGGTAAGACGACAGACATTATAATATGTAATTAGAAAATAATATTTTGAATTACTTATATATATTTACGATTGTTGTAAAACAATACTTCTAAATTATCGTCATCATTTAATTCACTTTGTGGATTTTCTTGTATGTCTTCATTTTGTGTTTGTTGTGTTTGTAAAGTATCTATAAGTTTATTGATTGGAAAAATCAAATCTCTAAATGATGTTTTGGTATCTTGATGTCTAACTCTTGTGATTGCTAAAATTAACGTAATATTCCAATGAGTATTATTAAAATCAACTAATCGTCCATCATCGCCGAATATCTGTAAATCAAAACCGTCTAAAGATTTATTATTGATAATGCTTGTTATGTTTGAAATATTGTTGTAAAGGACTACTCCAAAAGGGCCACTATCTATTGGCATTGTTGCTAAAATATTCAAATTACTTTGAACACTTGAATCGTAATTTTGCGTCTGTAATTCAAAACTTGCTAATTTCAGTTTTAAAAGTCCTAAAAGATTTAATGGAAATGGCGCTGTTAAAACTCCTGAAGTAGATGTATTAGTTGTAGTTGGTTGGAATCCAATAACTGTGTTAATAGTGCCAGTTGATAAAATGCTAAAGTCTAATGATAAAGCCCGTGTAAAAGTCATGCACCCTGTAATAGCGCTTGTAACTATAGTTATATCTATGATACTTTGTAGCGCAAATTTCGCAACAATCTCTGTTATTAAATTGAGACTATTATAGTTACCTTGTGTTAGTGTGAATGTGTAAGTAATGCTGTTATAGTCTAGTACCAAAATATTATTATACACATTGATATTGTAGAAGGAGATTGGTATTTGTGCGTTCTGTATTGATATTGTTATTTCTCTATTATCATCATCTTCCTTAACTAGTCCTCTAAAATTAAAGAACACATCACTTAAAAATGAACCGTTATTTTGAGTGGCATTGTTGCTACTTAATGTGATTATTCTTTGGTCTATTTATGTATCCATTATATATATAGACTATTTTTTTATTGAGCCAGGCTAGTATTCATATTTTTATAATTTGGATTTTTATTTATTTTATTATCCATCTCTTTTCTAAGTTCCTTAATTTTTAATTTTATCTGTTCTTTCTCTACATCTGTTAGATTTGGATTTGATAGAAGCATAAAATAACTTGCTTCATCATTTGCCGAGTAACCAAATCGTTCAAGTTTTTCTAAAGTTGGTTTTGGTTTTAAATCTTCTTCT